TTGGAGTTAATAGGTAAATAAAATAATGTGAGCTCCTTCGGGAGCTCACGATTAAGGAGAAAAATATGGGAACATATATAAGCACCGTAAAAGCTACTCGAGGAACGTCTTCTTTTGAAGTTTTTGGTGGGCCTTGTAGAATTTTAGGAATATATTACGTAGCTGATACCACTGCAGGATCAATCACTATTTTAGATGGTGGGGCATCAGGCACAAGTCTTGCTGTTTTTGATACACCTAAAGGAGCTGCTGCTAACGCAGGAGAAAATGTGACTCAATACATTCCAATTCCAGGTGATGGACTAATGTGTAAAACAAGTGGATATGCAACTTTAAGTGGCGTAGCAAAAGTTACTATATTCTATGGATAGGAGTTTAGATGGCAAATACAACATCTGGCTCATATACATTTGAAAAGAATTTTGCAATTGATGATATCATTGCAGAAGCGTACGAACGTATTGGCTTAGTAGGGTCAGCCGGACATCAAATACATAGTGCAAGAAGATCATTAAATATTTTATTTCAAGAATGGGGAAATAGAGGAATTCACTTTTGGGAAGTGGGTGATACCAACATTGACTTAATTGAAGGGCAAGCAGAATATACATTTTATAGATCAACAGATGATGGAACATCTTCTGTGACAGTAGGTGGAACTTCTGGTGCTTCTACTTATGGATTATCTGATATTTTATCTGCGCAATATAGAACAGATAGAACTTCAACTTCTCAAACAGATTTACCTATGACAAAAGTTGCAAGATCAACTTATGCAGCTTTTTCTAATAAATTAACAAAAGGAACTCCAAGTCAATTCTGGGTCCAAAGATTCGTGGACAAAGTTACAATAACCATTTACCCAACACCTAATTCAACAGCTGCATCAAAAGATATGCACATTTATTTTGTTAAAAGAATTCAAGACGCAGGAGCTTACACTAATGCAACTGACGCTCCTTATAGATTTGTTCCTTGTATGACAGCAGGTCTAGCATTTTATTTATCTCAAAAATATGCACCACAAAGATCACAAGAATTAAAATTATATTATGAAGATGAATTAGCAAGAGCATTAGCGGAGGATGGATCAGCAGCGAGTACGTACATTACACCGAAAACTTATTATCCAAATATATAATGACTATTATAACTAAAGGAATGGGAGCAATTATTAAAGGTGCTAAAAAACTTGCTAAATCAAAAAAGAAAACTCCTGGTGAAGAACATTTTGATACTGTGTATAAATTAGATAAGACAGGTAAAAAAGATAGAATGATAAAAAAACTTAATAAAAAAATAAAACATTCAGTAACTAAAAGAGCAGGTCCTCGCGAAATAGACGAATACAATAGAATAATGACTAAAGGTTCTAAATATTCTCCAAAATTTTGGAAGGATAAATAATGGGAAAATTTTCTAAAGGTAGATATTCATTAATGATCTCTGATAGATCAGGCGCAGCATTTCCATATAGAGAAATGGTACAAGAATGGAATGGTGCATGGGTACATAATTCTGAATACGAACCTAAGCAACCACAAGTTTCACCAAGACCACACGGTGCAGACCCACAAGCTTTAGCACATGCAAAACCTGCTAGAACGGAGTTTGCTGTTACAGATTTATTAGAAAATGATCCTTTAGAAACATATCAAGTAGGCTCTGCAATTGTAAATGTTAATTTACCCGGACATGGATACACTACTGGAGATACAAAAAGATTTAGAGGTCCTTTAGGATCTGGTGGAACATATGGCGATCCAGAGGGTGTAGGAGGAATTACAGGAGCAACCATTGCAAAAGCTGCTGGATATACTATAACTGTAGGTAAATATGTCAGCGGTGCAACTGATACTGATGGTCCGAATGGTACAGGAATTTATGGAACAGATTGGTTTTATTTTAGCGCTGATACAAATGCGACAAGTGTCGAAACAGGAGGAGGTTATCCGATGTCCGTTGGACCGGTAACTATACAAAAATAATGGCTGGATATGGATTAGCAACAAAAGGTTTAGGTTTATTAGGGCGTAAGTTAAAACACCAAGTAAAACGAACTAAAAAAATGCCTGATAAAGATTTTAAACATGTAAACTTAGACAAAATAAAACATAAAAATCCTCGAACAGGTAAAATTCAAGAAGTTCAATCACACAAACTTGTAAAAGGTAGCAAAGGTAAGAAAAATTACATACAAAAAATGAAAGAGTATGCTTTTAAAGGTATACCAAAGGATAAAAAATAATGTCTGGAATTAGTTATAGTACATTAGTTACAATGATAAGAAGTTATACAGAAGTCGATGACACTGTATTTACTACTGCTATCTTAGAAAATTTTATTTTAAATGCTCAACAAAGAATATTTAGTGATGTTCCTGTTGATTCTGATAGAGTTGAATATGAAGGAACTATAGCTGCGGATGTTAATACTGTGCGAGTACCAGCTGGGATGGTTTTTGTTAGAGGTGTTGAAGTTTTTAATTCAACATCTTCTAGAACAGGTCGATCATATTGGCTTCAAAAAAGAGATAGAACTTTTATAAGTGAATATGTAGGAGAATTAACTGGACCTGAAGGTGGATCTACAGGTCAAGATACTACAGGATTACCTAAATATTATGCTATGTTTGGAGGAGCAACTGGACTTAGTTCTACTAATTCAGGAAATATTATAATGGCTCCTACACCAGATGCCAATTATTTAATAAATATACATGGAAATGTAATGCCAACTACTTTAGAGTCAGGAAATGAAACTAATTATATTAGTCTAAATTACCCTCAATTATTATTATATGCTTGTCTGGTAGAGGCGTATGGATTTTTAAAAGGTCCAATGGATATGTTGACATTATATGAAAATAAGTATAAAAATGAACTAACTAAATTTGCAAGTGTGCAAATTGGGAGACGTAGAAGAGATGATTATACAGATGGCACTGTCCGTATACCAATTGAATCTGCGAATCAATAATTAGGAGATAACTATGGCAATAACATCGGCAATTTGTAATAGCTTTAAACAAGAAATTCTAGAAGCAGAACACAATTTTACAGCTTCAACGGGAAACACTTTTAACTTAGCTTTGTATACGAGCTCAGCAACTTTAGGAGCATCTACTACAGCTTACGCAAGTACTAACGAAATAACAAATACTTCAGGAACTGCTTATTCAGCTAAAGGAAAAGCACTAACAAGTGTTACACCAACTTTAGATTCATCAACTGCAGTTTGTGATTTTGCAGATGTCTCTTGGACATCAGCTTCTTTCACAGCTAATGGATGTTTAATTTTTAATGATTCACATTCAACAGACGCAGCAGTTTGTGCAGTAGCATTCGGTGGAGATAAAACTGTATCTAGTGGAACTTTCACCGTTCAATTTCCAGCAGCAGCAGCAACTACAGCGATAATTCGTATAGCATAGGGAGGAATTCCTTATGGCTAATACTTGGAATAAATCCGGTACAACCTGGGGTTATAACTCTTGGCAATCTGATACTGTTACTCAATCATTAACCGCCCCTTCAACTCTAACATCTTCAATAGGTGAATTAACAGCTCAAGCTAATAAAGGTTGGGGTTATCAAACGTGGGGATACAATGAATGGGGAGAATTAAATGATAACACTGCTTCTTTAACTGGTGTTTCTGCAACCGCTAGCGTAGGTAGTATTGTAATTGATTTATCAGTTGGATGGGGTAGAGCTGAATGGGGTGAAGAACCTTGGGGAGATAGTTATAGTCCCGTTGTTACTTTAACTGGAGTTTCAGCAACAGTAAGTCTTGGAGAATTAGCATACGCTCAAGCAACCGATGGTTGGGGACGTAATACATGGGGAGATAACAACTGGGGGGAAAATACTACAACAGCTGTTTTAACAGCTCCTGATGGACTAACAGCAGATCTTCCAAACGTAGGATGGGGATATCAAACATGGGGTGAAGATGGATATGGTGGAATTTTCTATTTAAATCCTGCAGATGTTGTAGGGTTAACAGGAGTTTCTGCAACTGCTTCAGTACCAACTCAATTAGATATACCAGAACAAATTTCAGGTGTAAGTGCCACTGCTTCTATAGGTCAATTAAGTCTTAATGATGGAGCTGATCATGTTCAAGGTCTAGCAAGTTTAGTTGGAACAAGTTCTGTGGGATCTATTTTACCTGCAGATGTAGTAGGAATAAGTGGAGTTTCAGCAACAGTTTCCGTTGGATCTGCAGAAGCAAATGATGCTCAAATAATAGATGTAAGCGGATTAGGTCTAACGTCTTCAGTAGGTTCTATTTCTCCTACAGAAATGACTATTGGATTAACAGGGGTTTCAGCAACTGCAAGCACTGGTTCTATTTCTCCTACAGAAATGACTATAGGATTGACAGGACTTTCAGCAACTAGTACAGTGGGTCAAGTAGGTGGTCCAATTGCATGGAAAAAAGTAACCCCTACACAAGGCGGTGGTTGGAGTAAAGTTTCACCACCATAATATTAAATATATGATGTTGACATTATGTATAAAATAAAATAAAAATTAAAGAATTAAGCAGGAGATAAATTATGGCTTCAACATATACACCTTTAGGTGTTGAAAAAATGGCAACCGGTGAAAATGCCGGTACATGGGGAACAAAAACCAATACAAACTTAGAAATTATTGAGCAATTCGCTGGTGGTTATACTACTCAAGCGGTATCTGATTCAGGAGATACAACTCTTTCAGTATCAGACGGATCAACAGGAGCAACTCTTGCTCATAGAGTAATTGATTTAACAGGAGCACTTACAGGTGCAAGAAACGTAACTATTCCAATTGACGTACAGCAATTATATGCTGTTAAAAATTCTACAACAGGATCACAAGCAGTAACATTTAAATATGTAACTGGTACAGGATCTAGTGTTACATTTACAGGTGGTGATACCTCAACTAAATTAATCTATGGAGTTGGATCTGGATCAAATCCAAATATGGTTGATTTAGGAATGGTCACTACTGCTGGTACTCAAACTTTAACAAACAAAACTTTAACATCTCCTATAATAGGAACTTCTATTTTAGATACTAACAGTAATCAGTTAGCTCTTTTAACGGCTACAAGTTCTGCAGTTAATGAAATTACATTAGCTAATGCAGCTACTGGTAATAACCCTACTATTAGTGCAACAGGAGATGATTCAAACATAGGTATTTCTTTTGCAACAAAAGGAACTGGAGTTATTAAAGCTGAAGACGCTGGTGGAACAGTTTCTGCAGTTAAAATTGCAGGAAAAGAAACTATGTGGGTTCCAGCTTCTGCTATGTACGGAGCTACAACTAATGGTGCTGATGCACAACAAGTTGAAACAACAGCAACAAGACCTGATATGAACGTCTTAGATTTTGATCCAAGTACAGCTGAGTATGCACAATTTTCAGTTGGATTCCCTAAATCATGGAATGCAGGAACAGTAACTTTTCAAGTTTACTGGACACCAAGTACTACTAATACAGGAAACTGTATTTTTGGATTACAAGGAGTATCTTGTGGAGATAGTGATACTATTGACGTTGCTTATGGAACAGCAGCAGAAGTTACAGACGCAGGTATAGGAACAGTTGAAGATCAACAAATTACTTCAGAAAGTGGCGCAGTAACAATTTCTAATGCTGGTGATGGAGAACAAACATATTTTCAATTATATAGAGATGCAGCTGATGGTAGTGATACTTTTACGGGAGATGCAAGAGTATTAGGAATTAGATTATTCTTTACTACTGACTTAGCTAACGACGCATAAGGAGTAGAGGAATGAGAGACCATAAAATAGACCTTCTTCAAAATGCCGAAGGTAAAAATTCAAAAAAGAAAAACCGTGCCAAAGGAAAAAGTTTTGGCTATCAAGTCTTAGGATTTGGTGCTGGCGGAGGAAAAGCAATATATGCAGTTGATTGGCTTATTGTCGCTGGAGGCGGAGCAGGTGGTGGAAATAAAGGTGCTGGCGGAGGAGCCGGCGGTTATAGAACTTCTTTTCAAGATTCATGTGTAGCATCTATCTGTGTTGAAGCAGGATGTGTTTCAGTAACAGTTGGCGCTGGAGGACCAAATCCAGGAACTGCTTGCGGACAAAATGGTGGTGATTCATCATTACCAGCTTTTTGTTTAACGTCTGCTGGAGGCGGCGGAGGTGCAGCTCACTGTAATGTAGATGGTAAAACTGGAGGATCAGGCGGAGGTGGCTCACCTGTTTGCGGTTGTGGAGCAGCAGGAAACGTTCCACCAACAACTCCTCCACAAGGAAATCCTGGAGCTAACGGAACAAGTCTTAAAGGTGGCGGAGGCGGTGGCGCTAATGCTGCTGGTTCAGGTCAATCTGGAGGAGCAGGGAAAACAACTACAATTGCCGGATCATCGGCTACCTATGGTGGCGGTGGCGGAGGTGGTTCTCACGGACCATCCGGATCTTCTGGAGGATCAGGCGGACCAGGTGGCGGCGGAAATGGCGCACACTCAGGTCCTGGAACATCAGGTCAAGCCGGACAAGCTAACACTGGCGGTGGCGGCGGAGGCTCGGGAGGAGTTTCCGGTGTATCATCTGGAGGACCAGGTGCACTTGGCGGATCAGGTATTGTTATATTAAGATTTCCAGCATGTGCTAGTTTATCAGTATCACCCGGAACTAATCAAACTTCAACCGCTCCTGGAGGAGAGAAGATAGCAACAATGAAAGTAACTGGAACGGTAACGGCGGCTTAGTATGAAATATTGTGCAGAATTAAATGAAAGTAATGTAGTTTTAAGAGTTATTTGTGTGGGTGACGATGTAGCTGATGCAGAGGCATGGTGTACAGATTTTTTTAAAGGTGGTATTTGGAAAGAAACTTTTATGGATGGCACAAGAAAATTATATGCAGGTGTAGATTATACTTATGACCCTGCAAAAAACATATTTATAACAAACCAACCTTATCCTTCTTGGGCATTAGATGATAATAGTGATTGGCAACCACCACTTCCCGGACCTACTGAAGAAGATACTGCTATTGATGAAAATACTTGGTGGGTAATATATTGGTCTGAGTCGGCTTATCAAGCAGATAATACAAAAGGTTGGAAGGGCTATAAATCAAACGACATGGATAATCCAACTCTTTATGATTGGAATGGCTCTGAGTTTGTTCTTGCGTAATTATTGATCTAAATCAATTCTTTTCTTTACTTTAATATTTTATAAGATATATATATCTTATAAAGATATATGAATTTAAAACACTATTATTGGTATTTCAAAGATGCAGTTCCTTTACGTATATGTGATGATATTATAAAATATGGAAACCAACAAAAAAAATTGTTAGCTGTTACGGGCCCTTATCAAGATAAAAAATTATCAAATAAAGAAGTTAAGGATTTAAAAAAAGTAAGAGATTCAAATATTGTTTGGCTTAATGATCCTTGGATATACGCACAGATTCATCCATATGTATTTAATGCTAATAGAAATGCTGGTTGGAATTTTCAATGGGACTGGTCGGAATCTTGTCAATTTACAAAATATGGTAAAAACCAATTTTATGATTGGCACAACGATGGTTGGAATCAACCATATGGCGAAGAAAATCCTGACCCTAATCTTAAGGGAAAAGTAAGAAAACTATCTGTCACAGTTTCTTTATCGGATGGTAAAGATTATAAAGGAGGAGAATTGGAATTTGACTTTAGAAGTCAGATACCTAAAAAAAATAAAACTATTAAATGCAAAGAAATATTAACAAAAGGATCTTTAGTTGTTTTTCCTTCTTTTGTTTGGCATAGAGTATGTCCAATAACCAAAGGGGAAAGATATAGTCTAGTAATATGGAATGTAGGAAGACCTTTCCAATAAAATATGAAAAAGAATAAAATTAAAAAAACAAAAAGAATATCTTTAGGTGAGGATAAAACTTTTCCAAAAAACTTAACAAGAGAAAACCATTTTGTTACACCTATTTGGTTTGCAAATGAGCCTAGTTTTGTTGATCAACTTAATACAGCATCTGATCCATATATTGAAAAATCAAAAGAAGATTCAAAAGAAGCAAGAAATAAAAGAAATAAAAAATATGGAAACAAAGGAGATATGGGTCAAGTATTTCATTCAACAAGTTTAATTGGTGATCCTAATTTTGCAGAGTTACAAAACTATGTTGCTAAAACCTCACATAATCTATTAGATGAAATGGGTTTTGATTTAACTAATTATACCGTATTTATAACAGAGTTATGGGTTCAAGAGTTTGCTAAAAAGGGTGGAGGACATCATGCATTACATACTCATTGGAATGGACACATGTCTGGTTTTTATTTTTTAAAAGCTAGTGATGCAACTTCAATGCCTATATTTGATGATCCACGACCAGGCAACGTAATGAATTTACTACCTGAAAAAGATAGATCTAAAATAACTTACGCTACATCACAAATTAATTTTAAATGTAATCCAGGAAGAATAATGTTCTTTCCATCTTATACACCACATCAATTTGCTGTAGATATGGGATATGAACCATTCAGATTTATACATTGGAACTGTCAAGCAATTTTAAAAGACGTGGTTAATTATTATAAATAGTATGTCATTTAAAAAAAATAAATATGTTGTAGTTAAAAAGGTATTATCAAAAGAGTTAATAGACTTTATATATAATTATTTTTTAAACAAAAGAAATGTAGCTAGAATTTTATTTGATCATAAATATATATCACCTTTTACAGAATACTTTGGCACTTGGGATGATCCACAAGTTCCAAATACATATGCACATTATGCTGATGTTGCTATGGAAACTTTATTATTACAATGTCAACCCGCTATGGAAAAAGCAACAGGATTAAAATTATATCCTGCATATAGTTATGCTAGAGTTTATAAAACAGGAGATGTTCTTAAAAGACATAAAGATAGATTTAGTTGTGAGATATCAACTACTATGAATCTTGGTGGTGACGACTGGCCCATATACATTGAGCCATCTGGAAAAAAAGATGAGAAAGGTATTAAAGTAAATTTAAAACCGGGAGACATGTTGGTTTACAAAGGATGCGACTTAGAACACTGGAGAGAAGAATTTAAAGGTGTTGAATGTGGTCAGGTTTTTTTCCACTATAATGATGTTAAAACAAAAGGTGCCAAAGAAAACAAGTTTGATAAACGATTATCTCTAGGACTTCCTGCTTGGTTTAAAAATAAAAAAATTAATAAAAATAACAATGAATAAAACAGAGATAAGTTTATTTCCTATATTTAGTTCATTAATTGCTTCACAAAAAATTAATATTAATACAAATAAACTATTAAAAACAGCTCAAAAAGAAAAGTATAGAATAGCCGGAAGAGCTGACAGTTTAAGTAATCATGTAAGTCGAACTAATAATTTAAATGTTTTAGATAAAAAAATTTTAAAAAATGAAAAAAACATATTAGAAAATTATATTAATCATTACTCTATAAACGTTTTAAAATATAACAATAAATTAAAATTAACTACTTCTTGGTTTGTTGAAGCTAAACATAATCAAACTTCTGATCCACATGATCATGTTAATTCTTTGTTAAGTGCTGTGTTATATTTAAAACCAACACCTGAATGTGGTGCAATAATGTTTAAAAATTTAAGAAATCCTTCCTCGATTTATATTACAAAATCAGAATACAATATTTGGAATGCAGATGCATGGACCATTGTACCTGAAGATAATTTATTAGTAATTTTTCCAAGCTATTTATATCATAAAATTTTACCCGGTAAGAATAAAGAATCAAGATATTCTTTAGCAATGAATTTTTTTCCAGTTGGGGAAATAGGTGAGAAGGGTGGAAGCGATAGCTTTATAAATATAAAGGATGTAGATGGAAAATAAGATTAATTATGTATATGGATTACCTACTTATAAAGTAAAAATAGATCCAAAGCTTTATGAGAAAAATAAAATTTTATCTCAAATAGAAAAAAATTATAAGATATCTAAGGTAAGAAATAAGTGGAGCCTTGATTCTTTTATTAAGACAGATATCCATCAATCATTAGAAGATGAAAATAATCCTAAGTTTAAAAAAATTAATTATTATTCATTACCTCAACAATACGAAAAAACAATAGGTGAGTTTTTAAAAAAGTTATCTTTACGAGGAAAAAGAAATAGAACGTTTACTTATCATATTGCTAATTATACATGTGTCAAACATAACTCAGTGATGATGCCCCACATACATTCGAACTGTACCTTTTCTCTTATTCATTATATTCAATTTGATAAAAAACAACATCTACCAACTATTTTTAAAAGTCCTTATTATTTTAATCATCTATTACCCAAGCAAGAAAAATTATGGGATATATTTTCTAATCAAGAAGAGAACAGTTGGATATACAAAGAGTGGGTAATAAATCCTGAAGAAGATGATGTAGTAATTGTCCCAGCAATTCTTGAACATTGTGTAAGAAACTTAGACAGTAAAAAATCTAGGATTACTGTCGCAGTTAATATTAATATAAATTAATGATTAAAGTATTTAAAAACGTTTTAAAAAAAGAAGAAGCTGATTATCTTGAGGATAGGTTTACTTTTAATAATTTTCCTTGGTTTATTACTAGAGGGATAGTTAATGAAAATATAGATAAGGATTATCAGTTTAATCATATCTTCTACACTAATTTTAGAATTAACTCTGATTTTTTTAATTTGTTAGAACCTATTTTAAATGTATTAAAACCAACTTCTTTAATAAGAATTAAAGCAAATTTAGTTCCTAAAGATAGTAAAATTACAAAACATAAAATGCATACTGATTTACCAGACTCAACCAATTATAAGACAGCAGTTTATTATGTAAATACAAATAATGGATGCACTTTATTTAAAAAAAATAAAAAAATAATTTCAGAAAAAAATAAATTAGTTGTGTTTAATAGTGATGTAGAACACGGCTCAACAACGTGCACAAATAAAGATTATAGAGTTGTGCTTAATTTTAATTACTTTGAATAAACTATTATATGAAAACTACATACTGGTTTTGGAAAAACATCCTTTCAAAAAAACAATGCTTAAAGATCAATAGTTTTATTGAGAAAAATTGTGACACTGCTGAACACCCCAGTAGTGCAGCAACAGGTATCAATAACAAAAAATTAAAGTATTGTGATGTTAAGTTAATTTATTGGAGAAAAGTAAAACACCTTTTAGGGGATATTCTGGATAATTGTTATTCTATTAATCAACAACAATATGGCTTTAATCTTTGGCCAATGTATAATGTTAATTTTATAAACTATAATATTTATACCCCAAAAAACCAGGGTAGTTATGACTGGCACATTGATGCTTTAGACCATGAAAAAAATGCTGATATAAAATTTACCATATTAATTAACACCTCTACTAAAAAATATACTGGTGGAGAATTAGAACAGTATTCTCATGGTATTCATGAAGTTAAAGAATTAACACCGGGGTCAGTAGTTATGATGCCTTCATATGTTAATCATAGAGTAAAACCAGTAATAAATGGAGAGCGAAAAACACTAGCTATATTCTTACATGGTCCCAAATTTATATAGAAATATAGACTACCAAAATTTATAAAACCTTATATAATGGATCCTTATGCTACAAAAGATAGGATTTTTACCAGGATTTAATAAACAACTTACCCCTACAGGAGCAGAAGCCATGTGGACTGGAGGAGAAAATGTTCGTTTTAGATATGGCACACCTGAAAAAGTAGGTGGCTGGTCTTCTCTTGGAGATAAAAAATTAACAGGTCCAACACGTGCTATTCATCATATGGTTAATAAAGAAGGTGTTAAATACTCTGTCTTAGGTACTAATAGAATTTTATATGTTTATTCTGGAGGAGTTTATTATGATATCCATCCTTTAGTTAATCCATCAGGTACAGCAATTACCAGTGCATTTACTACTACTAATGGAGACACAACTGTTACTATAACTTTTTCTTCTGCTCATGGTTTTGTAGCAGGAGATATAATTTTATTTGGTGATAGCTCTACTTTTAGTTCTATTACTGACTCTGTTTTTGATGCTAATACTTTTTGTGATAAAAAATTTATGGTGTTATCTGCACCCACTAACACAACTATTACTATTAATGCGGGAGCTACTGAAACTGATTCAGGAGCTACAACTTCTGGAGGAATAACTTATTATAGATACTACCATGTTGGTCCGGCTGATCAAGTTGGCGTATATGGATGGGGTATATCTCAGTTTGGTGGTACAGTCACCAACCCTCAAACTAATACTTTAAACGGAGCTTTAGGAGACGATGCTTATGGAACTGGTGGATCAGGAACAAGTATTGTTTTAGATTCTATTACAGGATTCCCAACTACAGGCACTAATTATATTTTAGTTGGAACGGAAGAAATTTCTTATACAGGAGTTTCAGGAAGCACTACTTTAACAGGAATTACAAGAGCAGTTAGAGGAACAACTAGAGCTGCTCACTCAGATGGAGCAACAGTTACTAATACTAGTGACTATGCAGCATGGGGTCAAGCAGCAGCGTCAACTGATAAAGTTGCTGAACCCGGTTTATGGTCATTAGATAATTTAGGAAGTACTTTAGTTGCATTAATAGTTAATGGAGCTGTGTTTGAATGGGATGCAG